TCCAGCACCGCCACCGTTTTCGTAATACCAGATAGTAAGTTGTTGTGTTTGTCCACCAGTTACAGAGTACGTTGGGCTATATGCACTCCAAGTCAGTCCTTGGTCTCTCCAGTTACTTATTGCTAAAGTTCCATTGACATAAAGTTTGGATCCATCATCTGAGTAGATAGCATACTTAACAGAAGTGGCATCTGTTGGAACGGTAATTGTTCCATCAAAACGGATGATTACATGGTCCGCTAAACCAGAATTCAATACAACACCGCTACCCCAGTTAAACGCAATGTTAGGAACGGTAGTGGTAAGAATAGGTGTTTGATTAGCAATAACAGGGGCTGCACCATTTGTAGCACGATAAACAGTCGCTGTTACTCCATTAGTTGTTGTTGTGACAGTGGATGCCGCAGCAGCGGCTTGTGCCTGTGCAGCAGCGCTTGCAGCATCTGTAAGTGCCTGTTCTTGCGTAGCAACTTGGGTTGTTGCAGAGTCCACAGCGGCTTGAGCAACTGGTATTGCAGCGACTGCCGCATCAGCGGTGGATTGCGCAATTTGTAGGGTGCTTGTAGCAGTACCAAGGTCTGAGTTTGATTGATAAAAAGTGTTTCCTGTAGAAGTAACAGCATCTTGTAACCCAGGTAAAGCACCTTGTGCAGTTGTTAGACTTGTTTGAGTATTTGCTGCTGTGGCAGTAGCGGTATCAACTGTAGATTGCGCAACAACTACTACTGAAGTTTTATCTGAAACTGTGGCTTTAGCAGCGTCTACACCAGACTGAGCCACAGGAACAACTGCCGCTGATGCCTGAGCCGTATTTAGGGCAGTTGTGGCATCAGCAATTGCTGTTGTTGCGGTATTAATTGCGGTAGTAGCGTCCGTAACAGCCTGCTGAGCCACAGGAAGTTCTGCCACTTTAGTCTGTACATCAGGGATTGCTTGAAGAGTGGTAGTAGAGTTATCTACAGCAGTCTGCACCGTGGAGGTAGCAGTATCAATCTTGGAGGATATCTGTGGCAGAGTTATGGTGGAAGAAGACGCGTCGCTTGGAGAAGGAGTTGGAGCAGGCGAGGCAGGCTGCGATGAATTACCAGAAAGACTGGAAGAAGATGCTGGACTTGGTGAAGGCGATGGACTCTGCGTTGGAGCGGGAGCAGGATTTGACGAAACGGTTGACGAAGCGCCTGATAAAGAAGAAGGGGAAGTAGATGAAGTTGATGGGTCTAATGTTGGCGTTGGTGATGCTTGTACTTGCGACGTTTGGCTTGTTGCAGAGTCTGATGCACTAGATGGAGTCGTGGATGTGGTTGATTCTGGTGATGGCGTTTGTGTTGCTGCTGGCAGCACCTGTGGTGTTGATGATTGCGCTGCTGCTGCGCTATCTGATGACGTGGAAGCCATTACAACCGTGGAAGTATCAACAACCGTGGGAACAGCAGTCGGCTGAGGCGCAGAGGAGTTCGATGAATCGTTTGATGGAGCAACAACGAGATTTTGAGTAGCATCATCTGCATGTGCGGAGGTAGCAAAAGACAAGCAGAAGAGCGCTGCTCCTCCACCTAGACTTGCTGTGATGATACGTTTGCGTGAGTCAGATTGTGCTGCGAATGTACGCAGTGGTTTCAACTATTCCCCTCGGAACGTTAATGGCCTCGCTAAATTATAGCGGCTTCCAATTTTTATTCACGATGAAGTTTTCCCCTCCAGAGTTAACGGACTCACCTTCAACTCCGCGCCCTGGAGAAGGCCATGTAACAATTGATGGATTTGCTACAGATTTAATCATTGGTTGAACATACTGAAATTCTTGTTTAATTCCACGACGTTGATTAACCATTAAAATCTTACGATTAAGTTGTTTACTCATTTTTTTCCTTTAAGTATTTAATCGGATCGTGTCCTTTAAACTGCTTTTTTGATAAGGGACGTGGACCACCACTTGGAGGAAGTTGCATTAAAGCCCCAATACCTTCAGTGGAGTACTGATGTGTAGCAATCTTATGAGCAGCCTGTTCTTGATCAAGTTGAGTTTGAATATTGGGGTTCTTGCGTGGTTTGTACTTTGCCATTACGCAGGAGACCCGCCTGCAGCACCTGCTGCACTTGCTGCTGTGCCACCCTCACCCATGCCGTTAGCAGTTCCAAGACCCATAGAGTCTTCATGCGCTTCTTGTGTTGGTGTTTCGCTTGCTTCATCTGATGTTGAGGTTACAAGATTGCCAGCAGACATTGCGCTTGTCATAAGCGGATATGATGTCCACGCATTACCAATTCCTACATAAGTACCTTGAAGACCTTGACGCATAGCACGGTGTCTTTGCATCGCCTCAATATCGTGAGCCTTTTCAAACTGCTTGCGACTAAGATTGCTCATTTAAGTTTCCTTGATTGTAGTTGCCATATTGACCAGCAGGACTTCCATACATACCATTGCTGGCATGTTGGAACTGTTGAACAGAAAGATTATTGTTTGCCATAGTTAAAAACTCCTTCTGGATCAAAAACTGAGAGAGATTGCAAAACTAAAGGTGTACCAATTTCACGAGCATGATGCCCACAGAAAAGAAGTTCTCCTGAGGATAGTTTTGCGCGTACCTTTGCTTGGGCGCCGCATTTATCGCACCGATCAAGCGCAGTAAACTCGACATATGCCTCAAGTGTGGTTGTCATGGCTTTAGTTTGCCCTCTTTTTCTTCTTGTGTATGGGCATAATATGAGCATAGACGCTCACACTAAACTGTATACCTGCGAACTATGTGGTACTAGATTTGTAGTACCATCGATGGCTCGTCACTGCGAAAAGAAACATATGGAGGATCAATAATGGCTGTCTACGAATACGCCTGTATGGAATGCGATATCACGCAAGAAAAAGAGCGTAGCATTCACGACTCAGAACCAGAATACTTCTGCGAATCATGCGGCTACGCTCTTACTAGAGTGTTCTCTCCGTTTGGTCTATCTTTTAAAGGTGGAGGTTTTTACTCCACAGATGGACGTAACGTTTAGTTGTAGTTAGGGTCAATCACTGCTGGAGTTGGTGCCTCTGTTGGTACTGCTGGATCATTTGCTGGAAGCACTAAAGACGGAGCAGGTGTTGCATCTTCTGCTGGTGCTGCTGGTGCTGCTGGTGCAACGGCAGGGTTAGCAGAAATTGTGATGTCCTGACCAGATTGACGAGCCTCTACCTGAAGGTCAGCAACAGTCTTAGCCTGAGTGTCAACGGCAGCAAATGCTGCATTGATCTCATCAAGAGTCAACTTACCGTCATCCATAAATCCACGAGCAAGTTTTTCAACAATTGTTGCGGTTGCTGTCAAACCTGCAACAGCCATAGCCTTAATAGTTGAGATGTGCGCGATAGCGCCAGCACCGATAACTCCAAGTGCACTTGCTGTAAACGCTGCGACGATACGCATGAGAACGTTCCAGAATAACTTGTATGTGTCAAATAACTTTTTCATGATTGTCCCCACGGTAAAGCCCCCTCTAGTTTACTTTCTCGGCGTCAATGCCTTCTTTACGATACATTTTAACATTTTTATTCTTGTCATCGTAGGCTTTCTTGACCTTAAAATGGGGTAATACCTGCTCTTCAAGAATATGCTTCTTGACTTTCTTGTCCTTTTCATCGTTGTCGATGGGACGCATATACAACTGGTCGTAAGGGATTCCGTGCTTGTGAAGCCAGTTCTTGGTATCAGAGCGGTAGTGGGCTGATCGAGCAGTTAAGATAATGACGTCTCGTCCCTTTTGCTTTGCTTCTTTAGCAAGTGCAACCATGTGAGGATAAGCATCGGCATGATCAGCAGCCTGGCGAAACTCATCGCTATTGATTTTGTGTAGTGCTTCATAATCTTTAATATCCGCCAGAGTTCCGTCAAGGTCAAAGATAACGGCCTTTTTACTGCGCTTATTTCGCCCAGTTTCAAAAGAGTCGTTTTTATTCATGAGGCTATTATCAATCAGCCTGAATGCCGATACTCTCTAAATACTTATCTTTCTCTGAAAGAAGGTAGTTCTTAATCTCTTCTTGGCGTGCTTCGATCATCTCTTCTGTCTTTGTAACCATCTCTGCTTCTAATTCTTCCTTGTGCTCATTAAACTGCTCTACTGCGTAGTCCAGTACTGATTGAAATCCTGCTGCTTGAATTTGGGCCGCTGTCCAGCGGTCCTCTGCTTCCTTATTGCGTTTTGCAATGAGTGCATCTAGTTGAAGAGCCTGACGCTCTTCGATCTTCTTCTGTCGGTTAGACTTATAAAGAACGTCTTCGCTCACTTATATTGCTCCATAGTTAGTAGTGGTCCTGATGAGTAGATGCTAAATCGGCATGCGATTTCAACTGCTTCTTCAGGAGTTGCTCCTGCCGCTAAAGCACCCAAAGCAAAGTCTGCGCCAGAGCCTACACCATAGAGTCCATCTTGAGTTCTGCAGACCGATAGGTCATCAGCAACATCAAAGAGTTCTCCACCTACAGACATGATGAAGTGGAAGCGAGATTCTCCATCAGCCTTGCTATCGCCCTTGCCTTCGCTGAAGTCGTAGCCATTTTCTGTCAAACATTTACGCAACGAAGGCATCGCTTTGGTAATAACAAAATGATACAAATCTTTCTTATCAGCAGCGGTTGGCTTTGGGGGATTCCAAAAGTGCTGAGCAACATCGCACGGCATAACTTCACCACTACCAGCAACTAAGAAGGCTCCTCGTTCTGCAATCTTCTTCATATCTGGGTGATTGAGACGGCGCATTGAACTTGTTGAGAAGTCAGTTACTTGGTTATCAGCAACAATGACCGCTTTATCTTTGTACTGGACTCCCACGATGGTTGTCATCTCTACCCCCTAAGAAGGAACCCCCCCAGAATACCAGTTCTGAGAGGGTTCTTACTGGGTGTCCAATTTGTCCTATATTAGGCGTTTTGGAAGATTTCTGCCCAAGTCTTAGGTCCAACAATGCCGTTTGAGTCTAAAGCATCAGCCTGAGTCTGAACAGCCATGACTGCCTTCTTAGTAAGTGGTCCATATTGGCCGTCAGCGTTCAAATGAAGGGCTGTCTGGATGGCGGACACGTTAGGACCTGTATCGCCTGGCTTAATCGTTCCTGGGAACGGTGGGATGGCTTTAGGGGCTGGTGTTGCTGGGTGTGAGTCAGCGGAGGCTCCTGCATAGGCTGGTCGTCCAAATCCGACCACAGTAGACCAGAGGTGGCGTGAGTTATTAGCCTTGTAGCCACGGACGTTAGAAGCGACTTCTCCGCCGTTATTAGGGCTGCCCTTAGGCTTGAGGTCTGGAGAGGTATTGCCCTCAACAGTGGTGATTGTGCCATCGCCATTATCCTTGAGTACAACACCAACGTGCTGGATAGGTGATGATGGTGTGGCATTTGGGACAAATGAGAAGTAAATCAAGTCACCAGGCTGTGGGTGAGCGGTTGCTGCATCGGCCCATGTGCCTGCCTTCTTGAATGCCGCAGCACCATTTGGTGTGTAGACAGTGTTAGGAATAGTAACGCCAGAATTGTGGGCGCACCACATCATGAAGGAACCACACCATGGTTGGAAGTTAGCGCCAGTAAATGCGCCGTATGGTGTCTCGTTATCTTTTGGACCTTCAATAACACCGACCTGTGAAAGCGCTACTTCGAGGAAGCGAGCAGCGGTTCCTGGTGTTTTATCAGTTACTGGTGGAATTGGTTTTGGATCTGCCACGGAATCTCCTTATAGGGTTGAGCCTTAATTGTCTCAGTGTGCTAGGTTTGCCACATGTCAAAAATAGTGAAATTAAGCAAAGAAGAAGTGAGAGCCTGCGCAGATGTTGCCCTTAATCGCTGGATGATGAAGTGGGGCTCTGTAGACCGCCCTAATTATGCGGGAGATAATAAAGCCAAATTAGAGCCTGAGATTGCCGCTAATGTCAGAACAATAGTTGCTGAGTATGCCGTGGCTAAACTCTACAAGCAGTCATTCACATTTCCCTTTTACACCAATGAAGAGCACCCATTCAGAAAAGACATTGCTGATGTGGGTACAAACATTGAGGTCAAATCCATCCGTACTCGTGATGAAATCCCAGTATTTCCCAAAGATATTCGTGAAGGCTTTATCCTGGTGGGTGCTCGCGTGCTAGATCGCGATTACTACTCAGAGGTAGAGGTATTTGGTTGGATCAAGATGGAAGATGTCCAACGAGATGAGTGGCTCTATGCACCAGAAGGATCGTGGAGAATTCCACTAGATCAGTTTAGCGACGAACCTATCGCTTAGGTTCCCAGTGCTTATGCTCTTGGCCTTCTTGGAATGCGCCATCAGCATGCATTTGGTTATGCATATCTTCAATCGCCTTAGGACCAACGCCACCCCAACCAGTTGCTGGTGCGCCTTTGTGATAACTGTGGATATGCCACTTTGTTAAATGCCTGCTGTTGGGCTGTGGAACCCACTTAGTCTTCTTTGGCTCTTCACTCATTTTGCGATCTCACATATACATTTGCAGGAATCAACATTACATACACCGCTATCCATCTCGTGAAAACATTTTGCACAAGTAAACTTTACACTCACTGATAGCCTCGCTCACGTTGCGCTTGATCCATAGAATCAAAGTGCTTGACAGGGAACAAGTGACTCTTAAATTGTTCTGCTGCTAATGCGATGCGGTGGTGACCACCAAGAATTTGTGGCTTGCGGTTTGTACCCATAGTAGGTGTCTCAACTGATACAACGCCTTGTGGTGCGCCCTTGGCTTTGGAAACAGACTCGATAGATGATTCTGGACGAATACCTTGCGCAGCAAGTTGTGGGCCAGCCAGTGAGCGCCACGCGCCCCCGCGATCGCGCTCGAAGCGCTCCTTGCCGTAGCGTTCAACGCCAGTCATCTTTGACTCTTTTAACTTACGCGCCCAAACTTCGTGATCGCTCTCGCTTTCAAAGATATTGTCAGGCTTAGGGTTTCGATCACCCTCGTTAGGAGCATAGTGCTCTTTGATCTCTCCACCAGTCATGAACATAGGCATATTGCCCTTAGCCAAGTCATGTCCTAGATTGAATGAGTTCTGACGCTTCTCTTCACGCTCACGATTAAACTTCTGAAGGTCAGTTTCTGGAGCAGGCTTCTTCATCGGTTCCTCTGAACCGTCGATCGTCATCTGACTCCATACCATGACACAAGTATGAAACACGGGGCGCATTTTTTAAGCACAAATGCTCTCGCGCCCCCAGGTTATTTCTTCTCAGAGTTCAGTACGACCATAGTCATCATCCAACCTGACAATGTCATCTTCACGCAATTGATCACCCAACTGCACCTCAATAAAGACTAGTGGCTCACTGTATACATTAGCAATACGATGAGCATCACCCTTCTCAATGACAAAGGCATCACCCACCTGGCATGGAGCCTCCTGGCCATTGAAGGTCACAATTCCAGATCCAGAGACAATCACCCAGTACTCAGAGCGGTACTCGTGGGTCTGATAGGAGAGTCTATGGCCAGGTTCTACGGTGAGTGTCTTTACCTGGTGGTTTCCATTGGTATGGAGGATTTCGTAGGATCCCCATGGGCGGATTTCAGTCATTTCTTCTCCTCTTGATTTTCAGGCGCCTCTTCTGGGATATAGCGATCTTCTAGGTAAAACATGTAGTCAGTGATTTCTTCGATCTGTTGGATAAGATTGCCATCATGAGCAACATCGCTTTTCAGGTCGAGTAACTTCTCTAGTACTAACTTCTTGTAATCCATTATCGGTTCACCATATAGACGGCCAAGATACTTAGGGCGATTGCTCCTACTAGCATGTAGGGTAGATACTTCTCAATGTTCACGGCTCTCCTTGCGATTGGTTGTTAGTAAGCCAGGTGAGTTGTACCTCTGCCTGGCGCAATTGCATATGGGTGATAACGTCATCAGCCAATAGGCCACCTAATATCAGTGCCAATATGATGATGAGTTTATTCACAGTTCTCCTTCATCCACTGGGCGAAGTATTCAGCGGCCTCTACCTCTTCGATAGATTCGTCAAAACCTTCTTCGGCCAGATATTCAATGAAGTCAGGATCTGCCACCATGACAGGTAGTTCTAAACCAACATCAATAAGTTCCATTCTTCTCCCTACAATCTGCGCAGGTCTTCTCTGGTGCGCCATATATGATGACCTCTTTGCAATCTGTGGCCCAATTACCACAGGAACTACAATAGCCCTTCTCTCCTACTTTGGACATTATGGCTGTACTGTCTTCTTAATGTAATCAAGTACTTCACACTCTTCATCGCACAAGTCATTAACGACGATAGTTGCTACATAATCTGCTGCTACTGATTGTTTGATAGCGCCAACTAACTGTTGACCTAGATCAAATTCCATATCGAAGTACTTGATCCATGGCTTTCTTAATGTGTAACCAAAGATTGTCATTCTTTGCCCGCCTTTATCTCTTTGCGCAATATGCGCCGTTTATGTGTTCTGATCCTGTGGTGATTAGCGCAGACTATATCGCACTTGGCCAACTCCGCCATAGTCTCTTCTACCGTGTTGGTGCGATACATCTGGGAGACATTGTTAGCCTTCTCGCCCCTGACATGGTCAGCATCCAATACATAGTAGGGATGCATACCTGGATAACCCTCATCGCGGCAATCCTGGCAACCCTTCTCTTCCTTATATGTATCAATGAAGTTCTTTAACTTATTGCGATAGGAGCGGCTGCGTTTGGTGGTCTTCTCTTTTTGGCCGTGAGAGAACCAGTATGAGAGTGTGCTCTTTGATAGGCCTGTTATCTGTTGAATGGTGCGAAATGATTTTCCCTCTTTGCGTAGGGCGAACATCATCTCTTTCTGCTCTGGTGTGGTGTGGTTTGCCATGAGAGCAACCTACCACTAGATATGCTCCCAGACCTGGACTCGAACCAAGATACTTGCCTCCAAAGGGCAATGTCCTACCATTAGACGATCTGGGAATGGAGCGGATGACGAGGCTCGAACTCGCGACCTAGACCTTGGCAAGGTCTCGCGCTACCAACTGCGCTACATCCGCACGCGGATGCGATCCTATAACGAGTTGGCTGCTGCTGGGGTGTCTACTGGGGCTACGCCCGTGTTATCTGACTCAGTCCGCATCTCCTGCAGATGGTTTTGAAACTCTTCTCTAGAGAGCATTACATACTCCTACGGATCTGATCCATTTTGTATTGGCTCTTTGGGTTCTTCTGTATAGCGCCCCAATTTTTTCGCATCATCTTTACTTGGCCTTTATCTGCTGCAGGCCAGTGAAATGACTCCCCATTTTCAGGGGTCACAATAGAGATACGACCAGGCTCGTCAGGAATGGTCTTGCCATCACGGGTAGACATGCCTGGGGGCGTCTTAACAATCCTGAAGGCTGTTCCATGGTACTTACCAAATTGGATATATGAAGAATTTTGGGCGCTCATCCTTGCAACTCCCTAAAGTGACCAGGATGTAATTCCTTGGGTTGGTAGGTATCTCCTGGAAAGTTTGCCCAACTTCTTGTCAAAGTTAATGGGGAGCCAATTCTCTGCTTCTTTCGTGCTGCAATACCGCCACCATAATTAGGTGAATAGACAGTCACAGGAACATGGGTATGTCCTGCCTTTTCAGCAGCGAGGAGGCGATGATGGCCTTCTCCCAAATAGCCCCACTGGTGCTCGGTGCTGTGCTCCAGGATTAATGGCTCCCTAATAACCCCGCCCTTGCGTAATTCATTAGCCATGTTATTGATGCGTTCTGCGCTATCAGGCTGCGCCTCAGCACCCTCTCGGTTGTACTCCGTGTATCTCTTCATAAGAGAGATCGGGAGCATCTTGGTGATGGAGTGAGAGTCATCGCCCTCCATATGACCTAATCCACCAGAACGACGAATATTGGTTCCTTCAGGGATAGGGGTGCCAAATTGATTAGGGTTGAGATTCATGCCTTACGCCATACTCTTACGATCTGATCTGGGTCGTAGGAGGTTACGCCTGGGGCTTTTGATCCCCGTAACTTATGGGCGGCTACCATCTTATCGCCAATCATACGAGCAGCATGGACACGGAGTTTACCTGCAATATCGAGGCGGTCTCCTGGCTGTATCTCCTTAGCAGGGATATTAAACTGCTTATGGTTGAGGTTGCTCATTAGTCGAACCTCAACATTCCCTGCATCTGGCGAGGAGAGAGAAGAGAGCCACCAGTAGGAGCCTCACCGCCCAACTTCTTAGCCGCAGACTTTTGGAACTTATCTCCTGCTGAGGTGCGAGTCTTAGAGAATACAGGCTTAGGAACTCCTGGTGTGGTCTCTGCATGCTCATGAGCGGCATTTAGTAGTTCTGTCGCTAGACCTTGGCGCCTCATTTTAGGGTGAGTCTCAATGCCTTGGATCTCACCTGTATGACTGGTCACCATATTAGCGACGTGCTTCTCGCCCTTAGAGAGGATATACATATGAGGAGTCTGGCGATTAATGTTTGGGTAGTAGGTTACCTGGTGCTCTGGCGATGATTGCCATGCCTCTGCAACAGGTTGGTCTGGATGCCTCTCCAACATATGGCTGTGGTGGCGTTCCTGGCTAAAGAAGGCAGCAGGGCAGTGGTTACAGCCTAGTGCTGGCATACGGGTGGTGTTACCTGTTGTTACAGGGACGTCTCCACCATGCTCGTCTTGGGCGCTCATTGCTGCCTCTTTTCATGCTCAGTCTCTACGGCGTTCTTGGCCTCTTGCAAACTCTTATGGACCTGACCAGTAATACCTGAGCCCTTAACCTCCCACTTGTAAGAGCCTGTCAGGTTATTGAATACCTTGCCACCGCTAGGGCCGTGTACGTGGTAGGTGATGCCTGAGTTCTCGTCATGCTCTTTTGACCAGTCAGCAGAGGTGACAGGGGTGGCCGCTTTGCGCTTGGCTCGCTTCTCTGAGCGTTCCTGCTTCTGTTCGGCCTTAGACTGCTCTAGGTAGGCCTCCATCTGGGCCAAAGACATATTAGCGATATCCACTATTGATTCTCCGCTTTATGGGCTTCCCAGGCTTCGCTCATTCCCTTTTTATCTGTCCAATTCCAAGATTGAATTGGTCCAAACTTATTAGTTTTAGTTGGATGCTTGACAACTTTTTCGCAGTGTGCACACTCAATGTTTACTCCGCTACGGTCAGTAAACTTGACCATCTTGTGGCGGCGCTTGCCTGACTTAGTAAATTGCTTACCTAGGTTTTCTTCAGCGGTCATTATCTGTACCAGACCTTTCCTCGTACATCAATATCTGGATGATTTTTCTCAATCTTTTGCTTGATATGTCCTACCTCTGGCTCCATCATTTTGCCGAAATTGATGGATGAAGGTTTGTTCGAAGAGATCATAGTCTCTAATGCCTTTTGAGCAATTCCACTGCCTTGTAGGTGGTTTCTTGTCCTCATATAGTGAATGTGGATAGCATCGCCATGTTTTTCATAGTCAACAAATCCAGCAGAATTACTACCAGCACCAGGAGTTTTCTCTACTTTTGGATTTTTAAGTTGCTTTCCAGTTTTGCTGCGATTAATTATCGTCTGAGTATCATCCATGTAGTTTTCTGGCTTCTCTACACCAGTGGTGGCTTCAGGATGTCGTATCACTACTCGTTGCACGGGGCCTAAAGCCTCTGGGTAGGCAAGAGGACTTGTCGTATGCTCAATTTGAAATTGTTCAGGATTAAG